ATCATCATTATTCAAAGACATTTACGACAATACACAGCATAATAGAAAACAACTTGACGTTTTAACACGTGAACTTGTTCAATTTATTAAAGACGGTGATTCCGCTGTACAGATGGTACCGATGATAAAAGAGTACTTAGAGATTAATGTAAAAAATGATGACCAACTTGTTAAGATGGCGTCAGTTGTTCAACGATTAATATCTGCAGAGGGTAAAGTAGGTTCAGAAGATGAATATGGCTTATCAGAAGAAGAAAAAACACAACTACTTTCAGGTATGGAAGATACTATTAAAGATTTACAAGTAGAATCAGATAAGATACACAATAAGATTGAAACAGTAACAAAGGTAAATTAGATGGCTTATAGACGAAAAAGAAGAGTAGACACATCTACATCTTATGACACGGGTGTACCCACTTTTTCAAGAATAGGTTCGATGGTAAAAAAATTAATAGCTTCATCACAGTATGATTTTTTTGAAGGAGAAGCTTTTGAGGTTACAGAAGTTATATTAAATGAACCTAGTAATCGTGGTAGTGTAAGAGGCACTTTTATAAATAATCCTAATCAAGAAATACTCGGTGGTGTAGTTAAATCGTTAACACCAAATATAACTACTGTTCCTGTAATCGGTGAACACGTAGTAGTTACAGAATATAATGGACAACATTTTTATACAAGTATTATAAACCGTAAAGGTTCTGTTAATGAAAATTCTATACCAGGTGCAAGTGGTAATTATGTAAAAGATACTAAATATGGTAAAACATTTGAAAGAAAAGATGTTAAACTAATTGAAATACGTGAGGGTAGTATTTTATTTGAAGGTAGGTTTGGACAATCAATTCACTTTGGTTCAACGATTGTAAAGAAAACTAAAACGGTAACTGACGAGAATGGTAATGAAAAAGAAGTTGAAGTAGCTCACCGTAAACCTTTAACAAAAATAGTTGCAGGTAATATAAGTACAGTAGAAAATTTTGAAAAAGATGATGCATCTATATATTTAGAAGGTGGTATAGATGAGACTGATATTGAAAGTAAAAAAATTAAAATAAAATCAAATGATATATTTATTACTGGAGATAGAAATATATTTTTAGAAGCTGATGAGATTAGTTTAAACGCTAAAAAATTTAATACAATAAAAATGGGTGACCCAAGAGCACCAATGTTACCAACAGTTAATGGTCAAAAGATGTTAGAATTTCAAAACAGTATAGTTGGTGTATTGACTGGTATACAATCTATATTAGTTTCAGCCGGTAGTCAACTATGGCCAAAAGTAGGTACTGATGCTGCTAAATTACTTAAAGATATTACTACTGTGACTGACTCAATACTTAATTTATCGTTTTTAAATTTTCAAGTAATGACAGCAGACCCAAATTTTAAACTACCTGAGGTACCAAAATTACCAGAAATTGATTTACCTGAAATACCAGACCCACCTAAGATAGAAATACCACCATCTTTAGACAATTTAAAAAAGAACACAGAGGAGTTATTATGACCAAAAAAGACCTTGTAAAAATAATACGAGAAGTAGTCCGTAGAGAAGTACAAAAAGAAGTACAGAAGATATTTATAAAAGAAGAATCTTCACCATCTTTAAAAGAAATCCTTCCAGAGGTTACTAAACAAGTTTCTTCACCTAAAAAAGAAGTAAAGTATTCTAACAACTCAACAATTAATAATATTTTGAATGAAACAAAAGCTTTATCAAAATCACAAAAAGACGAATATCCAACTATGAGTGGTGGGGCGTTTGATACGAGTAAGATGGCCGAATTAATAGGTTATGGGAAACCTGAAGAAGTTAAACGAGATATGGTAGCGGTAGATACTTTTAAAAGAGCCGGAATTACATCAGAACAAGTTCCAGAACATATAACAAATGCTTTAACACGAGACTATAGTGGTTTAATGAAAGCGTTAGATAAAAAAGGTAAATAATGGCAAGTGCTAGAGAAAATGATTTAAGTCCAAATACTTTTATAGGTTTATCTTTTCCGTTAAGGAAAGATATATATAATGATTTCGCATTAACCAGAAATTCATTAGAACAGGCAAGACATAATTTAAAAAATTTATTATTAACTCACGTGGGTGAAAGAGTAGCACAACCTGAATTTGGTAGTAATTTAAGAGCTCTTTGTTTTGAACAAATAGATGATGATTTACCAGTAAGAATTGAAGAGGAAGTACAACGAGCAACTTCAACATGGTTACCTTATATTAACATTCAAGAAGTAAACACACTCACAAACGAAAGTGACCAAAATAAAATTTTTGTAGAAGTAAAATTCACTACTACATTGAATCCACAAGCACAACAACAAATGACAGTAGATACTGGTTACTCAGCAAAAGGATTTTAGGAGTAATTAAATGGCAAGAACAAGTACAAAAAAAAATATGGTAAAACAAGTTAATTACCTTAACAAAGACTTTAGTGACTTTAGAGATAATCTAATAGAATTTGCTAAAGTTTATTTTCCAAATACATATAATGACTTTAATGAAGCTTCACCAGGAATGATGTTTATTGAAATGGCAGCTTATGTAGGTGATGTTCTTTCTTATTATATAGATTCACAATTTAGAGAATCATTATTAGCATACGCTGAAGAGAAAAGAAATGTTTATAATATAGCACAATCATTCGGTTACAAACCAAATGTCACAGCACCAGCATCAGTAGTATTAGACGTATTCCAGACCGTCCCGGCACTGAATGAAAAGCCTGACGAAAGGTATGCTCTTAATGTAAAAGCGGGTACACAAGTCATTTCGACAAGCACAGGTACAACATTTAGAACAACAGATGATGTAAACTTTAAGTTCTCAAGTTCATACGAACCTCGTGATATTACAATATTTGAAAGTGAAGATAATATACCAACAAAGTACTTATTGAAAAAGAAAGTAAAGGCAGAAAGTGGAAACATAGTATCAGAAACTTTTACATTCGGTTCGGCTGAAAAATATGCTCAAATAAAATTATCAAATCCAAAAGTTATAGAAATTATATCATGTACTGATAGTGATGGTAATAGTTGGTCTGAAGTAGACTCATTAGCAAGAGATACAGTTTTTACCGATATAGAAAACAATGCAACTAACGACCCAACTTCAGTGGTTAATCGAGAAGTCTCACCTTATATTTTAAAATTAAATAAAACGTCTCGTAGATTTACACGATACATTGACCAAAATGATTCATCAATTTTAAGATTTGGAGCTGGTATATCTAATAATGCAGATGAAGAAATAATTCCAAATCCATCAATGGTAGGTTCAACATTACCTGGCAGTCCAACATTTTTAACTACAGCCTTTGACCCAAGTAATTTTTTAAAAACTAAATCATTTGGTTTAGCTCCTTCTGCCACAACACTTACTATAAAATATGCGTATGGTGGTGGTATTAATGATAATGTAAACGCTAATGATGTAACGTCAATATCAAGTATTTCATATGAGATATCAGATACTTTATTATCTACAACATCAGTTCAAGAATCAAAAGATTCAGTATCATTTATTAATCCAAAACCAGCTACAGGTGGTTCAGCCGGTGAGTCAATTAGAGAAGTTAGAGAAAATGCATTAGCATATTTTCAAGCACAACAACGTGCTGTAACAAAAGAAGATTATATAGTTAGAGCGTATTCATTACCAGCTAAATATGGTAACATTGCAAAAGTTCATTTAGTACAAGATGACCAATTAAACAAATCAACAGGTACAGATGAGTTAGAACGAGTAGTAACACAGGATGATGTTGATAATCAAAGAACAATAAAATCATTACAAGTTAGAACACCTAATCCACTTGCTATGAATATGTACACTTTAGGATTTGACTCAAATAAAAAACTAACAAATTTAAATCAAACTGTAAAAGAAAATTTAAAAACCTATCTATCACAATATAGATTGGTAACAGATGCTGTTAATATTAAAGACGCTTATGTTATTAATATAGCAGTTAACTTTGCAATACTAACAAAATCTGAAGTTCCAAAGAATGATGTATTACTTAGATGTGTAGCCGCTATAAAAGATTTCTTTGACATTGATAGATGGCAAATAGGACAACCTATTGTATTATCAGATATAGCGTATGAATTATCATTAGTAGATGGTGTAGCGTCAGTTGTACCACCTATAGATTCTGATACAGTAATAAAAATTGAAAATAAGTATAAAGCTGCAGAAGGCTACTCTGGAAACTTCTATGATATAAAAAATAGTATGATTGATGGTGTTTTATATCCAGCCTTAGACCCAAGTATTTTTGAAATTAAATACCCAAA